ATCAGCAGTCAACTCAATGCCAAGCTCAGCGCCAGCCACCAGCTTCGTCATGCTAAGGGTGTCAGCAACAACCTCGTTAGCCAATCCACCAGCAGCCCCACCAGCCAACGATACGTCAACAGTTGGCGAGGCTCCGCCAGTACCTCCGCCCAGAGTGATCACGCCAGTGGGGATAGCACCCTTGGGGAGCCATGCGCCAGTACCAGCGAGAACCTGAGTCGGATCAAATGCGATTTTAATAAACGCCTCATATACCGCAGGCGTTCCCTTTGAGTTCGAGCCACCACGTTGCCGCCAGTAGCCATGTGTCGTTGTACGATTGCCCATCTTTCTGTCTCCAGTCCCTTTCGGGTATTCAGGGTTTTTGAAAGTGCGGGGAGAGGATCACCCCTCCCCGCATTACTCACTTGCCTTTACTACGCTTAGGCGTTGCCAGAACTGGCAAAAGCACCACGATAGTCAGACCATCCGAACGAGTACCGCTCACGCGCCTTGTAGCGCATATTGCCAGTCTCGAAGTCACCTTCGAGTCCACGCTGGATGTTCTTGCGGATCATGTGCTTCAGACCGTCCTGCTGGTCCGTAGTCAGGAACCACGCACTCGGATCAGTCAGGCGATGATTCTGGAACATACCGCCCGGAACCATACCCATCTTCTTGAGTGCGTTCACGTCATTGTCAGCCGTACCGGGACGGTAGGGACTGGACAGAAGACGCTCGGCCACAAACATCAGATCAGGGGGAACGATCAGCTTCTGCGCACGTACAGCAATCGGGATAGAACGCTCGTCCACGAACTTGCTGATAGCAATCATAGCTTCCTCAAGGGAAGTCTCTGACAGGTCAGCCTGCGTGGTGAACGTGTTCGCCTGAGTGCCACCGCCGAACAGGGGATGAGCAGTCGAGAACAGGGCCACACCGTCACCACCGGGGTAACTGGCGCTAAAGCCATTGTTCAGTACCGCCGCACCCTTCACTTCCTTGGTGTGCTGCATCGAACGTGCGAGTGCCTTGCTGTACTTCGCGCCAATCGAGCCGTAGAGATTATCTTCTTCGGCTTCTTCGGTCAGGGCGAATGCCAGAGCAATCGTTTCATGCACATACCGAGAGACGAATGCCTCACCACCCTGATCATAACTGACCGGAGCGCCTTCTGGCTTAACAGGCGCACCTGCCAAACCAGCCAGCAACACGTCTTCTTCGTATGCTTTGTTGGAATTCTCAATAGCGAAAATCGGTCGCCACTCTTGCTCGTAGCGCTTGTATTCCATTCCGAATACGGTATTGAGGCCTTCTTGTAGCTCCTTTCTAAAGCGAGCGCGATTCATGATAGCCATACATCACTCTCCTTTAGGCGGTGGGCTTGGGTGAGTCAAAATTAGACTCATTGGTGACGACTTCGACACGGGCATAAGCTCCGTACTCGGCAGGATAAATCCCACCGGGAGCGCTTGCCAGACCGAGAGTCAGGAACTGACCAGTTGCGCCATAAGCGCCACCGTTCAGCGTGAAACCAGACACACCGGTTGCGGCATTACCCGCACCAGCAATGATATCAGCCGCAAGGCCGACATCGCCTTCTGCGATGGTCGTGGCTTGGATTGCGTATACGATAGCCGGATCGGTGTACACGAAGGCTTCAGCATCAGCTGAACCCTTGGTAACCGTGCCTGATACCCACTGCTTCGACCACACTACATCGCCATTAGCGGCGGTGTATCGGCATCCAGCAAATACGCCAAGAACAGTCTCAGTAGCCGCAGCTACGTCGATGTCCTTACCGTTTCCAAGCAATATGACTGCATCGCCTAGAAAAATGTCGGATGCCAAGGCCGAAGTAATAGTGTAACCGCCATCATAACGCACAACACCACCCTTCAGGTGGCGAACGGGGGTTAGCCCGTTAGGAGCGTTCAGATTTGCCATTAAACATTACCTCATTCATCGTCAGCCACCTGCACTTTCATGGCAGGGTGGGATACCGATGTTCTATGGTCCTTAACAATCGGATGTCCCTTTATCTGGGCTGACTCAAGGTCGTGTTCAACAGAGCGCATCTGCAACTGGGTTGCGTCATGTATGGCTTTTTTCCGTTTCGCAAGAACACCGGAGTCAATCTCCATCAAAATGAGATCATCCACCACTATCATGCCTTCAGTTTTATCAGCGAAGGTGGCATACACTCGCCACTCTTCTGGCAGAGAGTCAGGGGACCGAGGTCTCCATCCTTCACGCCAGCTTCGATTCAAATTCTTCGGGTCATCCGCACCACGGAGAGATTTACGCACCCAGCGCTGGGTCATGCCCTCTCGCGCTGGCGGTGCTTCAAGCGAGCTTGGACGAATCCATGCTGCTGCCTCTACTGGATGGGTGGCATCGTACTCCGACATCTCGTCCACACGAGATTCGTGTCCATGGTCAACGCCATGGTTAGTCACGGCAGGTTTTTGAAGCGGTGACTTTTTCTGTTTCGTGTTCATCGGCGGTCTCCTGATTCAGCTTCTTGCTTATTACGAGCATATTCCTTCAACACCTTTGGATCGTTTACATCTAATCCGAAGCGTCTCATGTTCTGGAAATCAGCCTCCCCAAGCTCCACCTTACTACCACGATTCGACTGACGACTGTTCTCACCACCAACAGGAGCAACCACCGGTTGAGGCTTCCGCCTCTGGGCTGGCTGCTGGGAGTCAGCGCCATTCTGCGCATCATCGTCATACAGGTCAGGGAATTGAGCCTTGATACGTTTGTCCAGTTCTTCAAAATACTCTGGCGTATTTGGGTCAAACCCGTCTTTATACACTTCCTTATCGATCCGGTTGGCTACCCGTGTCTGGCGTTCAAAGCCAGCTGCGCGATACCAGTCAGACCTTCCGTTAATCCACTTATCAGCCTCATTCGAGTCTTTCGTGGATTCTGGTGAGACTTTACCATCGAATGGTTGGAGATTACCACTATCTGATAAGTCTGTAAGACTGTACTCGGCCCGTGCCTTATCCGCCTTCAGGTCAGTGAGCTTGTTCGTAAGCCGAACCTGCTCCTTGGTCTGCCCGTCCTCAATGGCCCTTTCGAGGTCAATTTGGACTTGATCTATGGCCGAGACAGCCTGTTCGATGCTACTCTGAATAGACTTCCTTTCCCGTTCGCTGGTGTCCTTGGCGAGCTTCTCGGCCTGCTTCTTCCAGTAGCCTGCTTCGTCCAGTGCCTTCTGTTTGGCACGGCGCTCGCGCTCGATACGGGCTTTCACCTTCTTCGAGTAATCATCATCCTCACTGGCCTTACTTGCAGCTTGTTCTTCAGGCTCATCGTCTTCAGCGCCTTTCGGAGCGGAATGCAATGGCTCGAATTCCATGCTGTCGTCATCTGCGTCATCTACGTCTGCCGCTTGTGCAGCGGGAGCGCGTGAGATTCCGTCGTCTTTCTTGCCAGCGTCCAAGTCAACCGTTACCGGTTGGTCTTCGTTGACCCCATGAAGGTCTTCAAAGACGATTTCGTTTTCCTGTCCCATAGTATACCCCTATTACAAGTAAGCACGGAACGAGGCTGGATCGGCAACTATGCCCATGATCCCGTCATCATTCATCATCAGGTACTTGGTGCCTGATTTCGTGACAATGTTCTGCCCACCATAGGTTCCGTACATGACCCAGTCACCGACCTTGGGTTTGTCGGCAATCTTACTCATGTCGATCCCTGAGCGAGTTTGTGCAGTGAAGCACTGATCCCCCATGGCGACGATCTGACCTACATACGTGAGCAGTTGTTCGGATTCCAAAGCCTCGCTGGGGAGCGCAATGCCCCCGGCGCTAGAACTGGACGGCTTGTACGGGCGCACAAGCACTCTCCAGCCAATCGGCTTAACGGGCAGTACGGTCTCAACCTCTGCCTTGGGTTTGATGAATCCTACTTCACTCACTGGTAAGCCCTTCCATCTCCGGGAGGTCTCCCTGAACATCGGCTTCTTCAATCTGGGTAAGCATCTTCTCGGCAAGCTCCCCTGCCGCTTCGAGACCTGAAATAAATCCTACCTGACGTTTGTACTCCGGGAAGTCAGGGCATTGTCCCTTGCCAAGCTTGAGGCTCAGCTGACCACCGTTTTGAGCAATAATGTGCTTCAGGTCACGAACGAACTGTCTTAGTGTTACTTGCATCGAGTTTTCTCCTTGCTACGCCTGCTAGTTTATCGAGCAGTGTTTGGTAAGTTGCGCCAGTCTCAATTGAGGAACGGGCGAATTGACGAGGGGATAACCCACGAACCCCACGCTTGCGCAGGAACTCACGGGCGGCACGAACATCTGAAGGTTTGACGCTATCCACTCAATTATGCCTTTGGTTTGGCTTTGGCCTTAGCCGCAGCCAGTTTATTGTCTCTCTCTATCTTTGCTTCGTTAGCCCTCGCTTCACGGGCTTCCTTCTGTTGGGCCATGAACGCATCACGTCGATCCTTACTCATGGTCTCCAATTCCTTGCGATTGATCTCTGCCATAGCGGCTTCGTCCTTTCGCATCTGTTCACGCTCGTGGGCATCGTCCAAACGTGCCTGCTCGCGCTCCATCTCCATCTCTTCCTCATCGCCTTCCTCAGAAGGGGGCATGATCTGTATCTGGGGAACCTGTGCAGCCATCTGGGCTATCTGGGCATCCACCTCTGGCGGCAATGGCTGGTCAGGCCCGAACTGTCCGGGCTGTGGCAATTGCCCACCAAGCTGCCGCTGCATCTCCACGTAATACTTGAAGGAGTAATGCTCAGCCATATGCGCCTGAATGAGCGGCCCCATTGGCTCCAGAGCATCTTCGTTCAGTCCATTGAGGAAGTTCATATGGACAGCAAGGTGAGCGTCATGGTCTTGATCGATGAACGCATTGGCACCTTGCTGCTTGAAGAAGCCCATGTTCTCTTGCACAGGGTCAAGCCTTACCGGCTTCTGCTCTGCCGCCAGAACGCCTTCCCAGTCTGGGATACGAATGGCTTTAAGAAAGCGCTCGTGAACTTCCCTCTGGTTATATAAATCAGGGTGCGTATCAGCCAGTTCTACCAGCGCCTGCCCCTGTGCGATCCTCTGCGTCGAACTGAAGATGTTTGGATCAGAGATGGGAATTACATCTACCCTGCCATCGTAGTCATTACGCATGACCACCGACTCGGCATTGGCAACCTTGTACGGATAGTTGTCTGGCAGGAACTCATAGTTCAATTCAGCGCGCAGCTTGAATTCTTCTGCTGCGGCCATGTGCAGTCTGCGATGAATGGCGGAGAAAGGCTTGCTGCCTTGCTCGATCAGAGCAATAGTCGTGCCAACTGGAGCATTGTTGTTCGCCTCACCAGTCATCACCTCGGTAGACGATGAGAACGACTTGCCAGCCTGTAGCAGCACCTCAAACAGTTTACCCATGGCAGTGCTAGGCTCTTTGAAGGGCGGCGTATAGAACGCCCTCTGAAGCTCTTCAGCGGTCATGTTCACTTCTTTGTACACACCGGGGGCGATGTGTTCATCACCCGGCTTCATCTTCGCGTCACTGGAGACGTAACCGCCCTGCATATTGGCAAAGCTGGCGGCATCCAGCATGGCGCGAAGAGTGCCGCTGCAAGCTTCAGCCACAGAGCCAATCAGATGCAGCAAACCAAACCCATAAAATCCCATACCGGGGAGGTACTTGTAGTGGGTGAACCAGATACGCTTGCGCGTGAGTCTGTCTTCTTCCTTCCAGTTCCTGCGGATCGCCAGAATTTCCCGGCTCTCCTTCTCCACTGTCACCACGTAGGGCATGGGTGCCTTTCGTTGATACCTGTCCTGATCGAACTCTAGGCTCAGGTCACAATGGCACTCGTAAATGGTATAGATCGAGTCATCCTGATGCACGGACGGCTGACGACTGTCGGCGTGATCGCGCATCTCATGCTCACGATCATTGCTGTCATCACCAAGTGGAGTGTTCTTGAGCAGCGGGATGTCATCCCAGAAGCCAGACTCAAACAACTTCTTCATGTCCGATTCGTTCTTGAACATCCTGTGCGTGTAGCGTGGCGCAGATGCAAGATCGGTGGCGATGTACGGCACAATAAAATCCGGTGACTGGACAAAGCGACTAATCACCATGTCTGACACCGGGTCAAAATAGGACTTCTTGAAGGTGGAGCCGCACAGGGGCAGCATGAACAGCATCTGGTCAACCTGCCAGAAGTAGCTACGGTCCTGATCCAAAATCTGGTAGTTCATGTGATTCTTCACACGATCAGCCTGATCCTCCATCTCCTTGGTTGGATTGCCAACCATCTTGACCTTGACTGGACCTTCACTGGGGAATATCTCTTCAATGGCTCTGGCCTGAAATTGCACCACTGCCTCACCAATGAGCGGATAGGTCACTGCACTGGCACCGTCGAATGGAAGCTCTTCCAAAGGTACGTTGTTTAGCCCCAGAAGCTCCATGCCCTGCTCCATGCGCTGTTCCCAGTCTGCACGGGCTTCGATGTCCACATCTACCCACTCGATAATCCTGTCTGCCAACTCTGCTGCCTCTTCCCGGCTAAGCAGGTCACTGATGTTACCGGAGTGCTGATCGCTGTCATCCTGCGAGACCCGTGATGCACCGGGAGCAAAGTCCACTGTTGCCCGGTCACCTCGACGGGAAACCATAGCCCCGTCCACCACGGCTTCGGACATCGGCTGTCCTTCATCCATAGGCATCTCTGGTGAACGCCCAATGTCCATGTCTTCTGCTCGCCTTACCATTTATACCGCCCCTCTGATCCCGCCATACATCCTGACAGGTTTATCTATGTGGCGCATCAGATCATCGTTGTCATCGTCTTCGTCAAGGTAGTCAGCAGACCAGCGCTTCCTTAACCAGAGCATTGCCATGGTGCAAGTATCTACCATGTCATCGTGATCGTCAGCAGGGAAATTTCCGCACTGGGTAATAACTTCCTGCGCCCAGTTCCGCTTAACGTAGAACACACACCCTCGCTCCAGTACCAGTGAGGCAGCATGGGCGCGTACAAACTTTGAGTCATTCACCTTTATCCGGGACACCGGCAAGCCAGCCCTGCGCAACTCCTGTGCCAACGAGTGACCGCTGGCCTTCTTCTCAACCAGTATCTTGTCAGGCTTCCACAACTGGGCTGCTTCCATGGCGTTCTTGCGCAATTCCGGGAACTCCATACGCCTGTTCAGGCGCTCCAGCAGCATGATGCACAGACGGGTCTGGCCCTTGTACTGGGCGGTCCACGGCAGGCTCGGATCAAGGCGCTCCTCATGCTCGAAGATACCCCACGTGGTCCGGGCGCTGAAATCCGACTCTTCTGATTCCTCGAATGCCGTATCGTACACCTGAATGATCATCTTGATATCTGGCAGCTCAGGTTCTACCCACTCGCGCCAATGGTGAACCTTCATGATGTTACCGCCCTTGGCAGACGGGTTCTGCTGAATCTGTGCCTCAAAGGCACGTTCAGTCAGTTCCAGAGACAGCTTAGCCATCTCTTCAGGGCCAAAGCGATCAGGCGTAAGTAGCTCGTTCTCCTTGTTCCTTGGATCAACAAAGATAACGTCATCCCTCACCAAGGGGTTAAAGTCATCTCCCACCGTGAACCCATTTTCAGGATTCGCCGGGACAACGCGACTGGACGTTTTTTTCGCTCTTGTCACACACCTTGTCTTGGGTACGAAGTACCCCGGAAGGTTTAAGTGAACCCACGTTCCAGATGCCAGTACGTGTCCCGGCAAGTCCTGATGGTGTCCTCGCTGTGCGATTATCACCCGACCTAGTGCCTTGGGGTCGTTGCCACGGGTGGACATGACGTTCCTCCACCAGTCAATTACCCCGCTTCGGATTGTATCCGAGTTGATCTCTTTCATGTTGTGAGCATCATCTACCACAATCTTGTCGCCACCCTCACCAGTAGCCGTACCTGCCACAGCCGTTGCCAGCCGGTAGCCGTTGTGATCATTATCAAAGCGTCCCTTCTGATTCAGGTCAGAACTCAGGGAGAACGCATTGCCAAAACGCTCCTGATACCACGGTGACATGATCAGGCGACGACACTTGACCGAGTCACGCAGAGTCAATGATAGCGCATAGGTTGCAAACAGCCATTGCGTCTGTGGCTTCCACGTCCATTCCCATGCAGGCCACAGCACTGCCACGATAGTAGACTTGGAATGTCTGGGAGGGATGTTGATCACCAGATCATCAATATCCCCAAGGGAGACATAGGTGAGATGGTCACAAATAGCATCGATGTGCCAACCTCCCTTGAACTCCTTACCCGGCTCGACCACGTGCCATGCTCCCTTTACAAACTCACGGAAG